GATTATTGGCAGCTGCCACGCTTTCACCACGCTTATCGGTGGTTCAAATCCAACCAAATCAAAGCAGCCATAACCGATGCAATCAACTACGCCCACGCGGTTACAACCACCACCCCGGAATTGGCAGCGAAAATCAGGCCATTGAACCCGAATGTGGCAGTCATTCCAAACACCCTGAACCTGACAGACGAACAATGGTTATCCGAGCCGACCGCATCCGATAAAATCCGCTTCGGGTGGGTAGGTGGTCTTACCCATGCAAACGATATACAAATAATTTGCGACAGCATTGCGGACATTTGCGAAGCCTATCCTGACAAAGTGGAGTTCTATTTGTGCGGATATGAGCAGCACCATATATGGCAGTCAATCCTTTACCGATTTAACGGGGCAGCGGATAAGGTCCGCCCGCAAATCAAAGTGAGCCACGCCCAATCAGTTAACGAATACGGCAACTTTTACCGATTGTTTGATGTTGCACTTGCACCACTTGAAGATACGAATTGGAACAACTGCAAAAGCGAACTGAAACTGATCGAAGCGGCTGCATATTCGTTGCCCGTTATCGCATCCGGGGTCAAGCCGTATTTGAACCACGCTGGCAATGCAGGGGTTCGACTGGTGAAGAACACGCCCACCGATTGGTTTAATGCTATGCGCTGGTTTATAGACAATCGCGATAAGGCAGCAGTTATGGGCGCAGCAAATAAAGAGTATTGCGACATTCACCACAATTTCGCGGCCCTATGCCGGGCGCGACTTGACTTTTATCGTGACAGCCTACAACTATAAACGCCCATTCGTTACCGATTATCAGCGCAGGATATTGGACAGTCCTGCCCGTTATACGGTGACCGCAGCCGCTACCAAAGTAGGCAAGACGGCTTCGCATATTATTTGGTTGTTTGAGCAGGCGTTAAAGGCAAAGGAAAACCAATCTGTTTGGTGGGTTGCACCCGTGTATCAGCAGGCAGAAATAGCATTCAACAGGATGCGAACCCAAATAAGTGACAAGGGCTTTTTTAAGGTCAATGAAAGCAAGTTGCGCCTGACCACACCAACGGGCAGTATCATACAATTTAAGTCCGCGGAAAAGCCGGACAATCTTTATGGTGACGATGTTTATGCAGCCGTGTTTGATGAGTTTACACGCGCTCGTGAAGATGCTTGGTTTGCCCTGCGAAGTACCCTGACCAAAACCGAGGGTAAATGCAAGCTGATTGGTAATGTTAAAGGCAAAAAGAACTGGGGCTACAAGTTAGCCGAACGCGCCAGAATGGGTGAGCCTAATTATGAGTTCCACAAAATTACAGCGTGGGATGGGGTGAACGCTGGCATCCTTTCAAGTGACGAAGTGGAGCAGGCAAAGCGCGACCTACCTACGCACATATTTTCAGAGTTGTATTTAGCCGAACCAACCGAGGATGGCAGCAACCCCTTTGGTTTGTCACATATTCAGCAGTGCATTCGACCCCTATCCGGCAAACCTGTTGAATGGTACGGCATCGACCTTGCCAAATACACCGACTGGACTGTGATAATAGGGTTGGATGCTGACTACAATGTCGCACACTTTGACCGCTTCCAAATGGATTGGGCGCAAACAGAGCAAAAGATCATTCAGTTGATAGGGCAGACCCCGGCCGCAATCGACAGCACGGGCGTAGGCGACCCAATTGTTGAGAAAATACAACGGGTTTGCCCGCGTGTTACCGGGGTGAAGTTCACATCTATTTCAAAACAGCAGATGATGGAGCAGCTTACAGCCGATGTTCACGCCGGCGCGATTGGTTTCCCGGAGGGCATAATTGCAGACGAAATGAGAAACTTTGAATTTGAACACACTCAAACCGGGATGAGATATTCTGCCCCAACGGGATTGCACGACGACGCTGTTTGCGCTTTGGCTCTTGCCCGGCATTGCAGCCAACGGAATAAAAAGGGCGTATTTTATGTGATATAAAGTGTAAAGTAAAAACCCCTAAATTTGTAAAATGAAACTACCCAAAAGCTGGCAGCAAATTAGCATCGGACAATTTCAGCAATTGCAGAAGTTGACTGAACCGACGCTGGACAATCAAATTAAAACGCTGTCCATTTTATCGGGCAGAACAACTGACGAAATAGAAGACTTGCCTATTGTAGAAATGGAACGGCAACTCACCCGGCTTGCCTTTATGTCTGAACTTCCCACCGCAAAGAACCTGACCGCTTTTCATTCAGGCAATTATGTGTACCGATTTGCCGCAAATCAACATCAATTAACCGCCGGGCAGTTTATCACGGTGCAAGACTTATTCGCCGGGGGTAATTGGATTGACAATTTGCACAAAATCATGGCAGCGTTGTGTGTGCCTTACCGGATTATGTTACCCAAGCGAATGGAATTAAAGGCAGTTGACTTTGAACCCACCGCAGAGTTGTTTCAAAAGAAGATGCCTATCTCATTGGCATACGCCTACACGCTTTTTTTTTCGACTTGCTTGCCCGAATTACTGGCAGCTACCCAAGTATTTTTGGAAGCCGAGGCGAAGGAGTTGAAGAAGACAGCCGCAAGCGCGAAAGGGCAGGGCTGATTTGGTTGAAGGTAGTTGACACGCTGGCAGGTGGCGACCGCACCAAATATGATTTCTTTTTTGATATGTCGGTTGTGGAATTTCTGAACGCATACTCACTTGAAAATGAAAAGGCACGGCAACGCAGCGAACGACTGAACCAAGCGGCAAGCGATGCCAAACGAGCAAAAGACGGCAATGTTTATGTGATTGCCTTGCTTTCGGAAATACTGAATAAGTAGTATATTTGTGAAGCCACGCTGCATACCATAAGAACTGCACGGTGGATTGTAGTCAAACACGGGAATAGCCAAAGGCATAACCGATATTGGCAGCCCCTGCAAAAATTATTTGGCCAATAAAAAACTGGCAGGGGTGTACAATTTTTTGTATATTTGCACCCAGTAAGGCACAGGCTTTTATAAATTGGCCTGCATTGAGCGGTGACGCGCGAGATACCTAAATAGTCATTTCGGGTTTTCATAGTGATTGGGGGGTTCGCCCCCCTTTTTTATTGGGTACATTTTAAGATGTGGGAATTACCAAAAACCAACTGAACGCAATCAATTCCGGTGCGTTGGCTAAAATCGGGCAGAACGCAGAAGACCCAAGTTTTAAAGCAACAAACCTACTCGAAGAAATCCTGCTGGGCGTTGCAAAGGAATTGACCGACGCTTTGCGCGAAGACATTTTGAAAAAGAATGTTAAGGCAAGCGGCAACCTCATTCAGTCCTTTGACGCGTCAAATGTTTACAAAGTAGCCAACGGAGTTACAGCCGAAATAAGGGCAGCGGATTATTGGTATTATGTTGACCAAGGCAGGGGTGCAACAAAAAAAGGACATCAAGGCGGTTTGTTTCTGTGGCAAAGAATAGATGAATGGTTGCTGCAAAAAGGTATAGCAACGCCATCGGATTTTAAAAAAGAGGGTGACAGCGTAAAAGATGCCCGCGAAAATTTTGCCCGGGTCATTGCAAAAAAGATACACCGCAAAGGAACAATCAAACGCTTCGGGTATAAGGGCGCAAACTTTGTGGCAGATGTCCTGAACCAGCAGAGCATCAATGTAATTGCAGAACACTTGGGCGAAGCCTTGGGGCAGCGCATTGCAATATCCGTGAAAATGGCAGAGGGTACACCGCAAACCTAATAGGTACATTTACCTATGTGGCTATTACGATAGAAAACGAACCGGGCGACATAACGCCCGTTTACAGCGACATCACTTACACGCTGTCAAGCACCAATTCAGGGCAGACAAATTTCAAATTTGTGGCAGTGGTCAAGAACGCAGCGGGAACAACATTGGCAAAACTCAAAGCCCCGGTTTATGCAGGCACAAGTTACGGGGTGTTTAACCTCACTCGCATTCTGCAAAACTATGTGACATTTGATTTCACGCAGGCAACCTTACACCCGGGCAAATGCACCAACTCATTTATCGCTTATTCTGTGGAGTTTGGCGAAGAATACGGGGGAACTGAATACCTGAACCTAACCAGCGACACGGGCAAATATGCGTGGAACGCGCTATTCTCAAAATGGGATAGCGAACTAATCAGCGATTATCAAATAAACACATTCCCAAGCACATCAGTTAAATTTCTGACCACAATTAGACGCAGACGAGTTACCCGGGCGCAGTACGATTACCTTTATTTTTTACGCGGTGGCGGTGGCATCCCTGACCGCATTGAAGTGGTGGCATACAACGCAGCAGGCAGCACAACAACAAGCCAAATAAAGCAGACATTCAACACATCGGCAAAGGATGAATATCTTTTGAGAGTGGCAGCAGGCGTGGTAAACCTTAACCAAATCGCAGCGGCAAATCTTTACAGCGGAACAGCTGGTTCGATTGTTCCGGTGGGGACTGTCTATTATACTATACAAGCGAAGTATATCAGCGATGCAGGAACGGAAGCCTATCGTTTTGACATCGTAGAAGAATGCAGCAAATATTCGCACCGGGTGTTGTACTTCCTGAACCGATTGGGTGGTTTTGAAACGCTGCGATGCTCAATGCTCAACCGCGACACCTATACAATAGACCGCAAACAATTAAAACGAAATACCTATGGCTTCACCGGAACGCAATACGGACGCGACACCGCAGCCCACGGCATCGCAAGTTACGCAACAACCAAATCGCGCAAAGTAATCCTAAACACGGATTTCCTGAATGAATTGGAGTGGCAATGGGTTGACGAATTAATCAGCAGCCCGGTTGTTTATCTTGACGGGAATATCCCCGTGAACATTACCAACACCCAAGTCGAAGTGTTTGACCTCAATGACGGCCCGCAACAGCTTCGCATCGAAGTTGAATACACCGAACCCGAAATCCTGCAAAATATATGAACAATGTGCGTTTAGAATGTGGTGGTCAGGTAATCGACTTGCCGACCGATTTCGGGATTTTAATTAATAAGTCAATCGCGGACATACGGGAGCCTGAAAGCAGGTCATCGGATTGGAGTAAAACCTTTACGCTACCAGGCACGAAGCGGAATAACAAGCTGTTTACGCATCTGTTTGACCTGAATTTGTCAATCCGCAACACCACCGCAACCAATTTTACCCCCGATTTTAACCCTAATTTAAAGGCAACGGCATCGCTGTATGTTGATGAAGTCACCCAGATTGAAGGGTTTATCCGGCTGCTGAATATAAATGTCACAGATAGACACCAAATTCAGTATGAATGCACAATGCACGGGCAGTTGGCTGACTTGTTCACTACAATGGCAGACGGCAAACTTGCTGATTTGGCGTTTAACGAGTACAACCACACGATCAACAGCACCAATATTTTCAATTCGTGGGACACTTCAATCGTAAAAAATGGCAGTTCAGGGTATGTGAATTTCAGCGGTGGCAAACCAACGGGCGAGGGGTATGTTTACACCTGGTTAGATAATGGCGAATATCCTGATTACAAAACAATGTTTACGGATAATATGTCCGTTTGCCTTTACGCTAAAACAATAGTTGATAAGATTTTTAGCGGAACTGGATATTCTTACAGCAGCGGTTCGTTTTTCAACACCGACCTTTTCAAAAGGGTTGTCATCCCATGCCAAACGCACACGCCAATATTAAGTGAAGCCAATGTTGCAGAAAGATTATTTGAAGCGACACGAACCAATGACCAAGTTTTTGCAATAAATGATTTGCTAAAATTCAATAACGAGGTCAGCGATCCCAGCAACCAATACAACCCCACCACGGGAGTTTACACAAATCTATTCGGCACGGGCAGTTATGACCTAATTTTTGTAAATAAAGCTACAATCACAAATTTGCCGTCCGGGCAAAACACAATAGTTCTATACGATTTATTAATCAATGGTGTTTTCAAAAAATCAATTTATGGTGGTGGCTCAGCTGTTGGTACTACACTCACACTCGATCAAACAATTTCAGTCGCAGGGCTTCGTTTAAATGACAATGACACGGTGACAATTAAATTGCGCTACATTGGCAATTTAACAACGGCATCAACCGGGGCGACATATACTCAAAATTCAGGCTCGCGGCTTTTCAATGGAATAGTTGAAAGCACTTACGGTTATGGCGATGAAATGGACTTAACCGGGTTTTTCAGCGATGAAACAAAGCAGTCCGATTTTATGAAGTGGGTTTTTATTATGTTCAATTTATACATTGAACCGGAAGCCGACAACCCTAAAAAGTTATTAATCAAACCGCGAGAGGAATTTTACAACAACACCGTTCGCGATTGGACGATGAAGCGCGATTTATTGCAGCCGTTGGAAATTATACCAATGGGCGAACTAGATGCAGGGCGTTACTTATTTACCTACGCGGAAGGTGATGATGAAGGTAATAAAGAATATGCAGCCAATTACGCACGGACTTATGGGGATAGGCAATTATCAGTTGTAAATGACTTTATTAAAGACGAAAAGAAAATTGAAATAGGTTTTGCCCCGTCAATTCTCAATTCATTCCCAAGTGATGACAAAGTGCTTACCTACATTGATAACGGAAACAGCGAAGAAAAGCGTTTTCACACCGGTAAAATGCGGCTGCTGCAATTTAGCGGGGTGACATGCTCAACATACACTATTTTCAACGGCAAACCGGGCAGCACAACCAGCACCACAAAAACTAAATACCCGTTCACGGCTCACATTGACAACCCGACCGCCCCGACAACGGACATTAATTTCGGGATGCCGCGTTTTATAGGGTTGAAACCCGGCACGCCAATGACGAATAACAACCTTTACAATCAGTATTGGAGTAAGTATATTCAGGAAGTAACCGACAAGGATAGCAAAATTGTTAAAGGGGCGTTTCACCTGACCCCAGCCGACATGGAAAATCTGTCTTTTCAGGACTTGTATTTCTTTGACGGCAACTATTTCAGGCTTAATAAGATTGAAGACTATGACCCGGTGAACCCGTCCGTGAATATCTGTGAGTTTCTGTTCCTAAAAACCGGGCAAACATTCACAGCAACAACGGGCAGCACCGGGGGTGGGGGAACACAAGGCGGTGGAAATGAGCAAGAGTATGACCCACGCGGAGGTGGAACAAGCGGAAAGGTAATTCAGCAGCGTGGGATTAGCATTGGTGATTTCAATAAGGTAGGTGACGGCATCGGGGTAGGCTCTGCAATCAATAATTTCGGAAAGCGAAACGCGGCATTCGCAACGAGTGGCGTTACTTTTATATGTGATGACAGCATAGTCATTGGGCAAGCACCTGAAAGCGGAATTGTTGGATGTAACGAGGTATGGATACAAGGGCAGATAATTACCAATAACAATTTCGGCAGCAATCGCTTTGTATTTCCAACAGCTGACTACACAGCGGAACTCAACAAAGACATCATTATTTATAGTGGTGCGGGTAACGCAACCATAACACTACCCCCAGTAGCGGACAGCACATCCAAAGCATTTTGGGTGGTTAAAAAAGGGGCGGGTGGCACTTTGAGAATAGAGCCTTATGCAGACGAATTAGTTGACGGCACAGACCATTACAATATAAATAATCAATACGGCACAGCATACCTTGTGTGTGATGGCACAGAGTGGTACGCATTAACAAATAAATAAAATGGCACAAGAAACAACAGTTGCAGTAAAAATAAACGCCAGCACGGGCGGCACAGAAAGCGTAAAATCCTTAAAGGCGCAAATCAGGGAAGCCACACAAGAAGCCGTTTTATTGGCTCAAAAGTTTGGGGAGTTTTCACCCGAAGCGCAGCAAGCAGCCGCACGGGTTGCTGACCTGAAAGACCAAATGGAAGACTTTGGGCTTCGTGTCAAAGGTTTGAACCCTGACAAGTTCACCGTCTTTGCAAATGTTGGGCAGGGTATTGCCCGTGGCATTCAGGGCGCAACGGGGGCAATGGCTTTGTTTGGTATTGAGGGAGAAAACGCCACAAAAATACTTGCCAAAGTACAAGGCGCAACCGCATTCGCAGAGGGCGTTCAAGGCATAATGGATATGTCAAAAGGCATGAAGGGGTTTGTG